CGCAAATTGACCTTCCTGCGGTGAAGTGATTGCGGCATCTCTAGCGGCCGCCGAAGCGAACACTAGAACGCCCTGCATTAGATAACCGTTAGTATCTGCGGCGCTCAATACATCACCTGTATTAAATGTTTTAAAACCTAATCCTGCTGCCATGTGTGATCTCCTTAGTGTCTAATTATATCTCAATATGAGAGAATATCCTCGCCAATAACTCCATAAGTGCTATTACCCAATATGAACCCATCCACTATTGGCTCAAGAGTCGTAAATGTGCCAGTCCAAGAGTTCGGGGTTATATCCCATGTAACGCCTTGAATCTGCAAGTTTTTGGTAATGACTGAAGAATCAGGCTGTATATTGGAAATAAGAACATTGTCAAAATAGTCTAAATCTAAAATTGTGCCATTAGGCACTAGAGGGTCATAAAGGTCAATAGTCATACGGTCAATACGAATAGTGGTAGTTGATCTCGTTCCCACATAAATAGCGGCTATATTGGCTGCGTCTGCATCTGTCTGAATTACCAGATCGCTAAATGAAACTGCATGAGGGAAGTAAGTGGCAACTGAATCAAGGTCTATATTAGTTTGAGTAGTGCCACCAATACGAGTAGTAGAGCAGGTATTGACAATCAATTTATCATCAAAAGCAAAAATTAAATTCGTATAAGGAATACCACCACTTTGATTAAAGTCAATAGGTGTACCACCTGCTGAGGATATTGTGTTTGACCTATTCTTAAATATAGCGTTACCCTCAGGTGATATAAAGAAAGCACCTTGCTCTGAAGTTTCAACATTTTCTATGGCTGCTAATGAGGTTCTAGAAGTTGCAGGGTCAGCCTGAGTTAATGAATTACCAGTATCAATAGTCCGCATTGAGACAGGGAAGTCAACAGTATCTAATATCTTATCAATTCTAGTTCCTGTATCTTGTCCTGCTGCTTGACCTGTAACCGTACCGATTGTAGCCATTGCAAACAATCTAAAAGCATCTGAAGCGTTAATGTCAACATAAGATACATTTTCTGCTTGGTCGTATGTATAAACATAATCGGTGGTATAACCACTAAACAAATAATAATCTTGACCATTGTACTCAGCAGATATTCTAAGTTTTCTTAATGGTGTTAAATAACCATAAAGATCAGAACTGGTATTTTGTGGATTGAATCTACCATTTTGGTCAAAGATACGAACGGTGCAAGTACCTGCCTCGTAAGTGTCTCGAGGTATGTTACGACCACGATTGATTTTGATTCCTCTAGTTACATCTGTTAAATCTACAACTAATGCAGGTGCAGTCTGATCTGACAAAATACCAGTACCTAAAACACCGTTAACAGGGTCTCCGATAGTAAATGGGTTACCGAAGGTAGCGCCAGAACTAAAGTTAAGGCTTATATTAAGTACTGGTAATGACATGTTATCTGAAAGGGTTAATAGATGAGAAAGAACCTGAGGCAGATGAGTTAATCAAACCATTGCGCAATTCATTTAATAATCCTTCTGTAGCACCATTGACTGTAACATTGATAACTTGACCATTTCTGTCAAGACCTTGGCTCATATAATACTGCTCTGCCTGAGCCTGTAACCTGTATGACATGGAAGCCATGATTGCTTCAGACTGGGCTACTGTTGCAGGCTTGCTTTGTAAGGCTGCTAATTGAGAAGCACTCATTTTGTTTTGTGGGTTAATGTCAGCAAACATTACACCGTCTTTAGTAAATGGTGCTGCGATTGCTTCAGTTCTAGAACCTGTTAAACCTTGAGTTGTACCCATTGAAGCAAGTAATTTCTTTAGCATTTCAATTTGAGCAATTAACAAATCAATATCTTTAGACCAACCCTCAAACGGATAAAGCGCTTTAGGTAATTTGGCAATAGCCTCAGCAAGGTTAGTAGTTTGTAATTGAGACTTAATTAACTCAGTTGCCAACTTAGCAGCCTCGTTTGCGTTTTGCTGCAATAAAGCCAATTGTAAAGATAACCTTAGTTTTTCTTGATCTGTTACCTTGTTTTGTAATGCTGCATAAATTTGGATTTGTTCTATATCAAAGATGCTAGATATTTGCTCTAACTTTTTACGATCAGCCTCAAGTTTTCTTTGTTGGGCAACTAAAGCCTTTTCCTTGGCAATTGCGGCTAATCTTGATGCCGCTAACTTCTTTGCCTCTGCCTGTAACTTTAATTGCTCTTTGTAAGCCTTTACATCCATGGTTCTTGAAACAGGATTAAAGGGTACGGCTAAGTTTAATTTAGACTCAAACCGAGGGTCATCTGGGGATAAAGTTGGATTTTGTAAACCTGTTTTAGTAATTAAAATAAACTTACTAAAACCTTTAATTAAACCAGATATTTTTGAAGCAAGAGTATCAATGCTGCTGCCATATTTTTCAGGGTCTCCAAAAGCAGCATCTAAAGCACCAACTAATTCCTTGCCAATCATTTCTTTAGCATCTTCAGTTTTTGCTCTTAAAATGTCCATCTTGCCAGCAAAAGACTCAGCCGCTATTCTTGCTTGACCTTCAAACCTATTACTTAAATACTTTGTGACTTTATCTAAATCCATTGTTTTTAATTCGGCTTGAGTTAAACCAATTCCAAGTTTGCCAAGTGCGGTGTTTTCCCCAAGTGCTGCCTTGGCTAACGCATCTGTTACCGCTTGAAGATTAGCACCTGTTCCAGCCGAAGTATCTAAGGCTACTGAAAGTAAATCTTGAGCCTTTTTAGCATCTAATGTGGCGTTAACTAAATTACTAAATGCCGGACGGAGTTGGTCATCTAGAACTCCGGTTGTGTTTTGCAAGTTTTGAATAAATCCAGCAGTGCTTAATACTGCATAACTTTGGCCTAAATTTTCTAATGTTTTAGATAATTGGTTGGCTGCCTTTGTGTCATCTGCAAAAGCCTTAATGGAACTTTTACCAAATTTTAAAGTTTGATAAGCACCTAAAGCAATGCCTAAGGTCTTGGCTGATTTGGTTAAAACATTAAGTGACTTGTTTGCTGCCTTTACGCCTTTGTCTTTATAGGTGCTGACAATTGGGATTTCAATACCTGATGCACTCATGCTGCAAGTCCTAATCTACGCTTTGTACTTGAATTAAATTTTAAAATGGCTGTATCAATAGCCTTGAAAGTTGCCTTAGTTACTTTGCCTTGATCTTTAGCAAAAGCGGCATAAAGTAATCTACCCTTGTTCTTGCGTCCTCTACCAATACTTTCTAGTCTAGCCTCATCATCAATAGAGTTTACAAAATGATAACCTGCAAAAGGGTTATTGCTGTTGTAGTTTCTTGTTGCCCTTGCAATCTTTTTGCCTTTGTAAAAATAATAACCTTCAGTACCTTGAGTAATTTGGTTTTGATAATAAGTACTTTGAACAGGCGCTCGCCCATCAGGGTTCTTTCTTCCTGCTGTTTCATAAATAGCGCCAGCAGCAGACCTGTTTAATAATCTATAAACATTAACAAATCCAGAATTATTGCGGCGTGAACGCCCTAAAGAATAAGTTAAACCTTTACGGATAACATCTGGGTTGTACTTAGGAAATCCTCTTGCTTTGCCGGCAGTCCTAGAAACAACTTCTTTGCCTTGATCTTGCCAGCCACTCAAACCCTGTATTTGATTTGGTACATTAGTTCTGGCTTCATTTACAACTTCACGCATGGCGGAACGAATTTCTTTGTTCATCTCTTTGTAAAGGTCAGGCGCAAACTTTTTTAAGGCTTTTTGAACCTCAACGATACCTTTTACCTCTACTGGCATTTTCCACCTTCTTTGATCTATCTTTTAGATAAGCCAATGTTGCTAAAAACATTGATCTATCCATGTTAATAAATTCGCTATGCGGTATGCCTGTCTCAACTGCTAGTGACGCAATTAAATAAGTGAGGTCATACCGCGTTACCCATTTGGGGAATCGGCGTCCATAAGTTCTACTTTTGCAAGTGTCTCAAGGTACTTATCCCCAAACGGTGCAACTGTTACACCAGAACGGCGTTCTGCTTCCCATGAAAGCCAATAAACATCCGACTGGCGTTCTTCGTCTCTGAATCTTTTATGAAATCCAGTTTTGAAATTTTGTTCAAACGCATACTCAAGTGCAGGGGTGATGTCATAATCTGCCACTTCCCCTGAAGCCTTGGACACTCTGAGTTTAATCATTTATTACTCCTTAGAAAGTACCTGTTGTAGCAACGGCAACTGCACCGTTGATAGTCCATGTTACATCCTGAGTACCCAAATCGCCTACTGCACCGTTAATGTCGGTTGTGTTATTTACTAATGCAGTAAATGTGTAAAGAGGGTTTGTTGCGCTAACAGCAGTTGCAGCCTCTTGCAATAGAACGCAGGTAACTGAAGTACCCCATGCGCTCTGCAAGGTCTGTAAAACTTCGCTTGTCGCGGTGTCATTTAGGAAAGAAATTGTCACTGAAGACGCTTCCAAGCCTTTTACGAATTTGTGACCTGTATCACCCATTGCGGTGACCTCAAGTTCATCAAATGAACGGTTTAATGTGACGGCGGTCACATGGTCAGAAAGGTCAACGGAATTAACCTTTACGCCGACCTTGTTATTTAGAAATACAGCCATTGGTTATTCCTCATCTTTCTTTGAGACTGGTTTTGGCTTATCTGTTTTTGCTACTTGCCCGACTTTTTCAAGCCAAGCCTTGTCCTCTGAAGGAACATCTATAATTTCACTCATTGTTAACTCCAACTTGTCATGATTGATACGGACAGTTCTGCTGTAAGCATCTCACCGGCAACACCTGATAAAACAGTTGGTGCGGATACATTGCCAACACTTATTTTTAATGTGGTTGATGCTGCTAGTTTATTAAACACGCCAACCAACATATCTTCAATGCCTATTAGATTGCCTTGGTTATCTAACATTGGCACGATCATTACAATTTTAAAATTAGCCTTAGGTGCAACACTTGAGTAGATATTGTTAGACGGTTCAAGATATGGGTCATCCGGCTGAACAATTACTGAATTTGCAATGGGTGTAGCAGGTGGAAAGGCAAAGACCTGCCACACCCCAGCGTTCTCTAACGCTGTCGCAAGGGTTGACCTGAGAGTTGTAACGGCAACCGTCATTAGCCAACCAAGCCATTGGGGGCTAAATGGTTTGCAATTAACCCACGAACTCTAGCAATTAAAGTATTGCCCATGCGATAAGGTGAAGGTTGAAAATCAGGTGAAATGCCACCTGCGTTGCTTGCTTGTCTTGCTTGCCAAATGTCCACGGCTATCATTGCTGCACTTTGCCTAACTTCGGGTATAGTTGCATAGTCAACATTAGTTGATGCAGATATTGTGCCGTAAGGTCTAACTAAATGTTTTAGTTCTGTTGATACATGACTAATGACATAAGAAACTGAATACTCGGTAATTTTTGTAATTGTTTTATTTCCACCGTTATAGTGTGCAGCGACATTTTCAACAGTT